CGTGCCAATTTCCAAGCCTGATAACTACCATGCCATTCGCCATTAGCGGACATAGGAACATCAGGCTGACCTTGACCACCACGAATCGGTTGAATCGGTGCTGGTGCTTTACTTCTTACAACAGGGGCTGTCTGCTTGGTATCGGCTTTCACCTCAAACCTTGCTTCTAGTCTCCCAATCTCTCTAAGCGCTGCATTCGGACTCAAGCTAGCGATTCTTTTGGCTAGGTCATTGTTTTCAGCTAAGTGATACAGGATTTTTGGGCCTACATCACTTTCTAAAATTGCATCACGGACTGCGTTGTTTACAACTACGTCACTTGCTGCGACCAAATCATCAAAATCGGGCAATTCTGCTTTGGCATCCTGAACCTTCTGCGCCCAAGATTGGATAATCTTTTGTTGCGCTTCCTGTTCTCTCGCCTGGGCAAATTGCCTGTCCCGTTCCGCTAACGCTTTTTCTGTCGAAAACTCAGCTAGAGCCTTCGCATATTCAAACGCATCAGCGAACTGGCTTGGTTGTGGCTCTTGATCAACATAAGATGCTTGTGGCTGTCTCTGTTGCTCTAGTGCCGCCAAACGCTGTTCTAAATCTACCCTTGCTTGGCGTTCCCGCTGGGCTTCTTGCCTAGCTTCTTCACGTTGCTTGGTTATCTCTGAGAACCGCTTTTCAAGTTTAGGATTTTGCTTACGCTCACCCTCTTGGTTTGCTTCCTTTTCTGCCTCTTTCGGTTCACTCTGTTCTTCCTCGGCTACTGGCTCGGTCTCAACCGCCTCAGTATCCGCAGGGGATTCAGCTAAACCTAATCTGTTTGCATAAAATTCTGCTGCATTCTCGCTAGTCAATATTTGACCCGCTTCTTTATCGGACATACGTTTCCCAACGATTTGACCCTGTGACCCTCACAGGTAAGGTTTAGTGGTTTTTACCACAAATTCTTTTAAAACTCAAATAGCCCGTTCTGTTGTCTCTGCGGTTGCGTTTCTCAATGTCGCTCTGTCCATTTGAGCCAACAAAATAGCTATCTCAGTTTTCATTCTTTCGATCTCAAGTTGCGTCTGCGTCTTAATGACCGTATCGTGTGCTTGGCCTTCCACACGCATTTGCATTTCAGCACGGTCACTCTGTTCACGAATCTGCGCCTCATTTGTTCTGCCTTGCTCTTTCATCATTGTGCGCTGTGTTTCGGCTTCTTGACGCATTTGTTCAACATCCATGCGGTTTTTCAACATCAAATCTCTAGCCTGAACCGCCTGTGTAAGTTCCTGAATCTGCTTCTGTGACATAGCCAGCTGCATTTGAACCTGGGGAGGAATTTTAGACTTGTCGTCAATCTGAGCCATTGGGTTAGAGGCCGCCAGGCGGTCAGCAATGATGTCAGCACCAGGCCAATCCATGTTTCTAAAGACCAAATCGCCCGCCACTTGCATCAACTCAGGCGCAGCTGACAAGAGGGGCAGCATATTTTCCACGGCTTCTTGGCGCTTGGAGTTATAGCCTGGGCCTGTCTCCATCACCACATCATATTGACCAACAGAAATGTCATTCAGCACTCTGCCCACAGAATCCCGCTGATTGATGGTCAACAGTTCAGGCTTGCCATCGTCACCAATAATCCGCATCACACGTTCTGTGTCGTAAATCTTAGGGATTAGGTCTAGGCAAATCTTGCCAACGTGAGCAATTGAACGGGTCAAATTGTCGTAATAGTCAAAGTTTGTCAGGTCAACTTGTTGTTGCTGACCGTTTAATGCCTTGCCTGAAATGTTGCCTTGACCAAGCTGTGCGGGGTCAAACACGCCCATGATCGCTTTAATGTCGTTGTCCACACCCATAGCCGCAGCCATGATGCCCGCTTGTGGCGGCTCGGGTTGTAGGCGAACTGGCGCAGGGGCGGGGCGACCGTCAATGTCTGTCTGTTTGTATCTCAGGAGTGGGAAAGATTTGATGTTGGCATTTGCCCAATCGTTTTCGTGTCCCTCATCCTGACCTTCAGCAAGCAGCCATTTGGCCTTGGGTGCGAGTGCCACGCCTTCTGTGATGGAAGTCTGCCAAAAGTTATACATCCGCTGCGGGTCTTTGGCATAACGAATCATTCCAAACTTTTTGCGCTTGTCACCAATGACAATGTGTCTGCCATAAACGGGGACAATGGGAATGTATTTGCCCGCCCAATCCCGTTCTTCCAAAACTTCAACCGCAGTCAATTTGCAGTATTTAATCGTTTTTTTGTAAGACTCACGGGTATCAACTACTTCAATGCCGTAAGCAGCCAAACGGGTAAAGAAGTCTTTGTCATCAGCAAATGTCGCTGTGCCATCGCTTAATAGGTATAGCTTTGCCTTTTCTTTGACTGTGTAGTAATACTCAGCCAGGCGAATGTCCTCTTTGGTAATCCACTCAGATTGTGAGTCACCCGTTCCACGCTGGGTAAAACTTGTGCCGCCATCTTCTGCGTCTGGGTATAACTTGCGGAATTCATCCTTACGCATCATTGTTGTAATCAAGCAACGGTCAGAGTCAGACCCGTCTGGTAGGACAGAATTGGGGTCAAAGTAAACGGTAAAAGGATTGTCTATTGCATCAATGTAGATTTCCTGATCAAACGAATCCTCTGAAATGTAATCAGTTCTGACCCGCATATAGCCCCAACCCATGCGAACTGCGTATTCAAACGCATTGTCGTAAGCATGATCAGCGTTAGAGTTAACCTCAATGTGCCGAATAATCCCGCTAATGGTCTGTGCGTCCACCATGTCTTCATGCGTATTTGTGGCATGAACTTTGATTCGGGGGCGCTGCTGTCTTTGTTGATTAGAGACTTGACGACAGTAATTGTCCACCTTGTTCACCGTGATAACGGGGCGGGACTCAAGATTACGGGAGTTTTGCAGCTCTACAGGCCATTGATCACCACCGCCAAACTTCAAGTCATCTAACGCCTCTTGACGGTTCATTGTGTCTGCATCGTTAGCAAACTTGAGAAACTCTATTGCTTCTTGAATTCGTGAGTCGTAATCATCAGCCATGATGTTGCCCTAAGTGATTTGGAGTCATTTTAACTCATCCAAGAATGTTGACCACCATAATTTGTGTTAAGCCTTGGCCTTCTAGCCTGTCTCGGCTCGTTGACCATCAGACCAATGTATCTAAACGCATCAGCGCCATGCGAATAATTGTCATGTAGTGGCGTTCTGCTGAATTGCTTAGTCTCTGGGTCTACATCGTAACGGTAATGACGTAAGCATTGCAAGCCTTCGTGACAGTTTTCCCTGTCAAACCAACAATTGATAAAGATTGTCCTGGCTGCATTGATTGAATCAAGTATGGGCGTTTTGGGGATTATCTTGGTCTTGTACCCAGCTGCTCTCACGATTTCCTCAATGCTTCTGCCGTTGGCTGCAAGGGTTTTGTTCTCCGCATCGTGTGGTAGCCATAGCGTGTCATACATATACCCAAACGTCTGCATCTTCGCCAGGTAGTCGCTCATGGTCTGCTGATTGCCCTCAATGTAGCGAATCAGGCGGGTTTCCATGCCTATAAACTGTAGAAACCAAATAGCCGTAGCATCAGACCACCCAAGGTCAAAGATGGCGTGAACGGGCTTTGTCGGGTCATAGTTCACTTTGGTAATGCGCCCGTCCAACTCTGCCATTTGCATTTCTTTGGCAAAGATAGCCCCATCTACGGTCTGTCTGCATAAACCTTCCCAAACCACGTTATAAGCCTGTGGATCACGGTGTTTAAGCGCATCCTTTTCAAGTTTCAGGGTATCGGGAAACCACGGGTTATCTGACCAATTGACCTTTTGAACAATACAGTTCTCAGGCGGGTTTAACACGAATCTTTGGTAAGTCTCATCAGTTTCCAACTCAGGGTTGAAAGTTATCCAAATCTCTGAGCCTTCTTTGCGAATGGTAGGGATTAGCACGTTCCAAGACATTCTGCTTGTTGTCTGTGCTTCCTCAACCCAACACACATCAACGCCTTCGTAAGACTTGACGTTAGCAACATTGTTCTTTAGGCCGACAAAGCTAAACTCTGTGCCGTTCTTTGCCCTGATTGATGCCTGGGTGATTTCATAGAACCCAAGCAACCCTAATGCCTCAATCTGGTCACACAGTAGTTTGTGGACTGAATCTTTGATGGAAGTTTGGAATTCACGGGCGCAAAGCACTCTAATCGGGGCTTGAGCGCCTTTAATCAGTAACGCCCTAGCAACCCCCCAAGACTTAGCCCCGCCTCGTCCACCGTACAGGACTTTATAGCGTGAGGGCTTAAACAAGCATTGCAGCTTTAACGGGAATTCCGCTTTTGCAATGGATTGGGCAACTTCACTCACTTGGCTTTACAAATGTTACTTGAATACCCGCTAACAACGGTGCGCCATCTGCGCCTGTGATTTCTTGCTTTACTTGCTCACGGTACTTCTTAGGGAATCGTGCAGCCATTGACCTTGACCAAATCGTTGCGTTCAGTCTCGGCCCGTCTTTAGTCTCAACCATGTAAGAATCGGCTTGATCTTCCCACCAGGCTTGCTCATGTTCCTTGGCTTCTGTTAAGGCGTGCAAAAAATCTTCGTGATCATCACGCCATTGATACATTGTCCTAAGTGAAAACCCTAACCTAGAAGCGATCTGTTCCACGCTCTTACCCACTTTGCCCAAGGCTATTACTTCCTCACAATACTTAGGATCGTAAAGGGATGGTCTACCAACAGGGCGCTTTTCTTCGGTCATTTTTATACGTCTGTCACTTCTGTGGGTTCAGCTTGCTTATCCAGTTCAGCCAACCAATAATTACAGTCTTGTAATGCACCATTGATCATGTGTAATTGGACTTCTAGTTGTTTGCCCTGGCTCATTAGGGTTTCGATTTGTTTGTTAATTGCTTCTTTGTTCATGTTCATTCCTCTACTATTGCACAAATGTCGGCTTCTTGAATGATTTGATAATCTTGCCCGTCAATCTTCTGAGTGGGCCAGTTCAAATAATCCCCGTTGCCGTACTTAACAAAGTCACCCACTTGGGTTTCATAGACCTTTGGGCCTATCGCCACAACCGTTCCCTCGTTAAAGGGTTCTTTGTTATTGACGTAAATAATTTCTGACAGGGTTCTGACAAGCGGTTTGATTACCACTCGGTCATTCATTGGTTTTATCATGTTTAGCTGGTCTGCCTCGTTTTTTTGGTGAAAAAAGACCCGCCACAGGGACGGGTAAAACATCCTCCTCACGGATGATGGCAACTACAATTTGAAACTCGCCACA